TCAAGCATTATACAAAGTACCTGAAGCATACAGACAAGCAAACCTCATGAAAGACCTTGTCTTTTATGTACCGTTTGAAGTTTACGAAGCATACAGGAACTTCCTAATTGATCGTGAAACTGGTCTTGGTGACAGTTCACTCTTGAATGCTGATGAATTAAAATACAAGGGAATCCCAGTCAAATATGCACCAGTCCTTGATGCTGCAGATGGAAGAACTTCCTACGGTAAAGTAGCAGGTTGTGTATTAACTGTGCCTGAGTTCCTTTGGTACGGTGTCTGGAAAGACCTTAGCGTGGAGCCTAATCGCGTTGTCGCAGAAGAGAAAACCGAATACTTCTACCGTATCAGATGCGATGCAAGTCTCCAATGGACTGATGCTATCGTTGTCGCAGACATGACCGCAGCACAAGCAGCAGCATTATTATAAAGGGTGATGGCTCATGTCAATGAGTTTAAAAAAGAAAGTTAAAGACTTGGAAGCAAGAGTCGAAGCATTGGAACAAGAAGAACCAACTGCAGATGACTCCACTGAATAAAAAACGGGGATGTTTTTATGGCAGAAAAAAAGAAAACTGCTAAAAAATGGGATTTCACAAAAGATGGAAAACCATTCGAAGAATTACCAGTTGTCGTGAAACGTAACCGTAGGAATTTATACGAATACATTAGGACCGGTGAATTACCGGACTAATAATTATTTTTTTTTACAAAGCAACAATAATTTTCCGAGATGTGATATTTTATGTGGATTAGTGTAGAGCAAGTGATAAACTTTCATGGTTTGAAACCAAAGCACTTGAATCTTGAAAAAGATGACACAGAAAAACTAGACGAGATTGTTAGTGATTGGATTTCCCAAAGCGAAGATTTGATTAACACCTACACTAACAGACACTACACCGATGAAAATGTGAAACCAGCAGTACAAAACGTATGCCTAAGATTAACATCAAACATGGTGAAGTTAGCAATTGCAAACCGAGACAGTCCAATTATAAAAGTCAATGATTGGACAATTGCAACAGTTCCTGATGAGGTGTTTAGTGATAAGTTGAAAGATGATCTAAAACCATTCGTCAAAGACAGTAGTACCGAACCCAACAGTATCGGAGTATTGGCTATAACTGGCAAGGATGATTGCCATGGTTAGTATTACTGTTGAAATTGATACATCTGTCTTGACTGAGAAGTTATCTGGGGATAAACTTCAACAAGCCAAGGAGCAGGGTATGAATTATGCTACTCAGGAAATGGTAAGGGTATTAATGCAGAATTCTCCTGTTGACCATGGTTTGTTGAAGTCCTGGTTTGTGGACTCTATGAGTGCGGATGAAGCTAGTATTAAGTCACCAGCTTATTATGCTAAGTGGGTTAATGATGGAACCGGACCATACACCATAACACCAGTTAATGCAAAGGCATTATACTGGGACGGTGCAAGCCATCCAGTTAAAGTAGTACACCACCCTGGAATACAAGGCAGACATTTTGTTGAAGACAGTATAGAAGATGTATCCGGCAGATTAGATGGATACTTCCTTAAAGCAATGCAAGAGGTGTTAGGATGACAGTAAATATCAGTATAGGTTTAGAGAAAATACAGGAAATCATGCAACAATGTATTGACACTGAAATCACTGCAGATGGATTACTTGAAGATGTTGAAACATTCCTAACAGTGTATAGTGAAGAGGAACATGTTGAAGAACCTTTCATCTGGATGTATCAACACGAAGCAAGAGCTTCAAGACAACCAGATATTAGTAGTACAATGGATTTAACAATACCATTCCAATTCAACTGTGCAGTATATGAAAGGGAAATAGAAGATGCTAACACTAGTACCCAGAACCTTGCAACAAGAGTATTATTATCTATCTGTAAGAACTGGCAAACAGTACAATCACAAGTACTCCCTGGACAAAGGTTAATCAAAAACATAACACTTGAAACATTCTACCCAATGGGAACAGTTCAAGTCAACAATAAAAGTGAAAAATTACCAGTAGTCGCAGTAGTACTCAATGTAAACATTATCATAAATTGGAAAATGTGTTGCAAACAATTAGGAGAATAAATAATTATGGTTGACCGTGGATTTGGATTAGAAATGGAAACCACCTACGGAGAAATGGTTGAGAAATCAGCTTTCGACCCAGATTGGTGGAACCAAGCAGAAGATGTAGATTTCAACCTAGGAGACGAACCAGTTACTAAATCCGGTGGAAGTCGTATGAATAAACGTGCTCGTGCCGGTATTATGAAACCAGAAGGATCCACCACCGCAGATGCAGACTTGCAGCAACTTGCATGGTACTTCCGTGCTTACTTGGATAATTACAAATACACTGCCGGTAGTGGTGCAGTTCATACTCATGAGTACTGGGGGGGTGAAGGTAAAGAATTACCATCATTCCGTGGAATGGCAGTATACGATACATTAGTCAAATACTTGTACGGTGTACAGAATGATTCCTTATCATTGGAAGTGTCTGATGAATCTATGACTGTATCTGCTGATTGGATTTACAAGACTGAGAAAGCAGACATTATTGGTGTTGGTGGGGCAACATTCACAAGACCAGATGAATTAACCAATGAGAAATTATTCATCATGTTCTATGATGTGTCATTGAAGCTCAACAATAAAGCATTAGATGGTGTTTCTACTGCTTTTGAATTTGAAGGAAAGAACAACCACGATGTGGACAGTACAATCGGATTAGGTTCAAGAGCACCGCAAAAACGTGCTCAAGCAGGTAAACGTGAAAACACTATCAGTATCACAACAAGTTTAACTTCTGATACTGTTCGTAGTATTCTTGATGCTCAGTATGGTGAAGTCAACGCATTAGAACCTAGTTCCTGTAAGCTCTTACAATTACCATTAGAAGTGAATATTGCTCATTGTGAAGACAGTGATTTAGCTTGTAAAATATTATTCCCAAAATGTACTGTAAGAGTGGAATACAACATGTCTGGTGTTGACATTATCGAAGCAACACTCACACTCGACACATTAGGCAGTGGTGTTGTTACATTAGCAGACGGAACCACCGAAGTTGAAACCGACATGTACATTAAATTAGTGAACAATCAAGAAGAAATCACCGCAAACTAAAACTATTATAACCTATTGAATTTGTAAGCCCCAGAAGCTTAATCTGTTTCTGGGGCTTTTTTTTATTAGACGATCATTTAACTATTTTAAGGAAGTGAATTACCTATGAACAATCAAGAAATGTTAGAAAAATTAATCAACGGAGCAAACTCTGTTGAAACAGTAACAATCAATGTAGATGACATTGAAGCACAATTCGACATCAGACCATTAACAAGTGGAGAATTAAGCAAACTTCAAGCAATTGAAAAACAAGGATTCCACATGACAGTAAGTATGAGTGGACAAGGCAAAAGACAAAATGTCCAAACCAACGATTTAGATGTTAACGTTGGTGAATTCAACGAATATCAAAACAAAGCAATGTACACTGCTATCAGCATCTCATGTGATTTAGATGTTGAAGCAGTTAAACAGTTACCGGTTGGTGTTCCTGAAGCATTGTTCGAAGAAATAATCAGAATATCAAATCTTGAAAAATCAGATTTAACTGTTGTGAAAACCTTTCGTAAAAAAGAATGAAGCATTAATATTATGGCATAGTCATAAGAACGGTGCAAGAATATTCCCAGAGAATTATAACGATTGCACCGCATTACAACAATACTTCATTTCTTCAATGTCTGCATATGAGGTAAGTTACACTAAAAACATTGATTTAAAATTAAAAGCTTTATGCGAAGCAATGGGAATTAAATTCAGAAAATAAAAACGGAGGGAAATATGGCTGAAGAATTAATAGAAATCATATTGCAAGCAATAGACAATGCAAGTGAAGTTTTCAGTAGTGTTTCCAGTAGTGCTGAAGAAATTGGACCTGCTGCAGAATCTGCCGGAGCTGAAGCAAGTGGAGCATTTGATGAAGTAGAGTCATCAGCATCACAAGCAAGCGGAAGTATTCAAGATGTCATTGATTACTGTCAAGGCATAGACGGTACGCCTATGGAAGATGCTGCAAGTTCTGCTGATAATTTAGAACAAGAAGTTCAAGAAGCAGCCGATGCCATGAGTGAACTGAACAATAGTGCTGGTGATGTAATGGCTGCGGAAACATTGATGGGTATATCTTCCGGTGTTGCGGATAGTATGATGTCAATGGTCGCAGCAAGCGGAAACTTCTCGGACAGTATGGCAAGAGCCACAATGGAAGCAGAAGGATTCGGAATATCCGCTGACCAAATGAAATCCACTATCAATGAAATCTCTGAAACAACTGGTCGAGCCGGTGGACAAATCAGAGAGTCTTTCATCAAAGCAACTGCACGTGGAGTAACTGACATGGGCAGTTTCAAAACAATGATGGAAGGTGCTGGAGCTCAAGCAACCTTGTTCGGAACAGACATTGAAAGCATGGCTAATAAATTCAGTAACATGGCTATGCGTTCCACTTTAATGGAAAGAAGTTTAGCCGAAACTGGAATCACCATGGGGGAGTTAGCAACAGCAATGGGAATGACTGGTGCAACTGCCGATGAAGTAAAAGCAAAATGGCAAGAATTAGACACTAACCAAAGAGCTGCAATATTAGGTACTGCTGCAAGTATGAATGAAGGTAAAACTGCAAACGATGCATATAAACATTCATGGGCAGGAATGCAAGAGCAATTAGATGTTGCAATGAGTAAACTCCAAAGACTCGTTGGTGATGTCCTTGCTCCAACAGTTATACCTGCACTCCAATTAGCAACAGGTGCAATGCAAGCCTTAGGAAATGTAATAAGCGGAGCAATGTCCTCACCATTAGGAGGATTAATCTCATTACTCGGTACTTTAGGTGGAGCATTCATCATAGCAGTAACAGGAGTAGGAGCATTACGAAGCATATTAGGATTCTTTAGAGTTGAAGCCACATTAGCAGCAATTCAAACAACTGCATTAGCAATTGCTGAAGAGATGCAAGCCGGAGCAAGTATAACATCGGCAGCTGCAAATGTAATTGGTGCAAGTGGTTTCATGGGATTGGCAACTGCTGCATGGGGAGCTGCAACTGCAGTATGGGCGGTACTCGCTCCATTGTTACCATTCATAGCAATTGGTGCTGCAATAGTACTAGTTATTTATGAGATTGGTAAGGCGTTTGGTTGGTGGCATGATGCCGGTTCCATGATGGAAGCCATCGCAGCCGGAGCAACAAGACTATGGAATGCATTCATCAATCACCCTGATGTTCAAGCAATGATATCCGCTATAAGTAACGCATTATCAACACTATGGGGATACATACAACAAGCCGGTGCAGCCATCGCTGAATTCTTCGGAATATCAACTGGTGGCGAATGGGATATTGTTTCCACTATGATCCATAATGTCGGTACAAGTTGGGAGATTTTGAAAGGTATTGTTATGACTGTTGTGACTACGTTCCAACAATTAATGTCAGGTCAAATGAGCTTATTAGATGTAATAGTCAATGTCGGTACAACTCTGTGGAATATTTGGTTTACTTTGTCTAGTCAGTTGACTATGTTGGTTTTAACATTGATTGCTAACCTTTTAACATGGGCGATACAAGGTGGTTTGAATTTCTTAACTGGAATTACCACTTATCTGAGTCAGGTGCCTATGAGGGTTGCTACTTTCTTAGCCCAAGTGTTAAGCCGTATTATATCCTATGGTGCTCGTTGGGTTGCTCAGGGTAGAGCAAAAGCTTCTCAGTTGTTGAATGGTATTGTATCTTTCCTTAGGCAGTTGCCTGGTAGGGCTTTGTCTGCTTTATTGGGTGTTGTTACTGCAATTGTTAGTGCAGGTGCTCAATGGGTATCCAATGCTAAAAACAAAGCAAAGGCAGTAGTGGACGGAGTAAGAAACACACTCTCAAATACTGCCAGTGCGGTTACTGGTGCATTGTCTGCTGTGAAAGATGCAGTGGTGAAACCTTTCCAAGACGCATACAACCAAGCGAAACAATGGTGGGATAAAATCGCCAACCTAGGTAATAATGCAGCCGGTTTTGACTTCACATGGACTCCACCGTCTGCAGCAGGATTTGAGTTAGGTGATGTTAATGTTGGAGCAGGTAATGTTTCCACTTCAAGTAGTAATGTTCAGAAATTAGAAGTAGAAGCCAACTTGACACATGACTTCCGCTACCTGCCAAATGGTGTGACCGCTGAGGAAGTGGCAAGGATTGTACAGGACTCCACTACTGATGACAGTTTTGTGAAGAAATTAGCCAATAACATTACTTTTCAACGTGAGGACAGTAAAGTGAAAGCAGTTTTAACTGCGAAGAATAATCGTGCAAGAGGAATATAAATATGGTTGAGAGATTACATGTATCACCTAACCGTGTAAGAGGAGGGGGTTATCTCCTCCCACCGTTAGGTACTACGGAATTTATGAAAAAAGGTTGTTTATTATCGGTCAGGTATATGCCAGTATTGGAGGAAACACGTAGTGTGTTTATCATGAATTCTGCTGATGACACTAACCTTGTCATATCCACATCAAATACGGGTTATGATTATCAAATGTTAACATTGCCTGATGGTACTGTTTGGTATCCTTATTTTGAGAATGTTCATTTTGAGGTGGACGCTGTGTTAACTGATGCTGATGACATACCTGTATCTGGTAAGAATGTGTTTATGATTGGCAGTCCTGCTACTGTGGATTATCAGGTTACCGATAGTAATGGAGAGTGTAGTTTTTATTTTAATATGGATAGTCAAGTGTTTAGTGTTCAGGCTCAGTTTCTACCGGATTCTCCGGATTCTGGTTATGTTGAGGCTATTAGTAATATTTTGAAGGTTCAGTGTGGCGGTTGCAGTATTGGTTTATCTGCTAAGCAAGGAACATCAACCATTACAACTGTTGGTTATAAAGAAGCATTCAGTTTAGAAGCAACAGTCCATGATACTATTCGTGATGTTGATATGAATGGAGTACAAGTAAGCTTCTACAATGGAGCAACACTATTAGGCACCGCAACCAGTAATAGTAATGGTGTCGCTACATTAAACAATGTGAAAATCATAACAAATGAAGGCATCACCGCCAAAATCGGAGACGAAACCAGTGAACAATTAAGTTTAACAGTAACCCGTCCAATCGTAACAGTAACACCAGACCGTACCCACTCCGCACTATATGGGCGTATCAATATGACTATTAAAGTTGTTGATGGTAACGGACATAATGTAAGCGATGAAGATGTATGGTGGTTTGCTACCGGTGGATCCTATCATAAGTTATCAAGTAAAACAAATAGTAATGGTGAAATCAATACTGGGGTAATTTACACAACTCCAGGAACTTATACTGTGTATGCCGGTGTTGATGCTGAGGGTTTAAATGTGCAATCTGAAAGGGTTATTGTGATTTATCATGATATTTTACCTGATAGTTTGTCTTTGTCTGTGTCTCAATCTGTGGTTGAGTTGGGTGAGTCTGTGTCTTTGTCTGGGTTGTTGACTGGTACTGAGGCTGGTGTTGTGTTGCCTTTGCCTGGTTTCCCTGTATCGTTTTATGAGACTTATACTCCTGCTTTGGGAATTAGCAGTGACAAGCAGGTTATTGAGTCCGGTGATGCGGTGAATGTTAAAGTGCAGATGAAAGATACTGATGGTTCATTGGTAAGGCAAGATGGTTTAACTGTTAAATTGTATCAAAGTAATGCTTATGCTTTGTCTTTGTCTGCGGATAAGCCTGTGTTGTCTTATTATGATGAGGATTCAGCTGTTTTAACTGCTACTTTGGACGGTCCGAATGTATCCGGTAGAAGTGTAGTATTTAAACAAGGAGATACTGTGTTGAGTACTGTGACTACTAATTCCAGAGGGGTGGCAACCTACACTTACAACAGCCAAGGTGTCGGTGATGTAACAATCACTGCCGAATGTATGAATCTACAAGAAACATACAGTATAGAAGACTGTGCTTATTACAATCCAAATACTGTTACAAGTATTACAGATGTAAGTATTCCTTTGCCATCTGCTTTTGAGTTATCTTTTATTGTCCGTCGTACAACATGGAATTCCAATGCTTCCTATTTGGAAGTTGGAGGAAATACTGGCAATACTGCATTGATTGGACAACTCGGTTCTTCCGGTACGTCAAGAATAAGGTTCTATAATAGTGAAGGAAGCAGTCAATATACAGACAGTTCATTGAGTGACAACCCATTGAACAGTGATACTGTTTATGTTTGGATTAAAAACGGTTCTGACAACACTTTCAGTATGAATGATGAAAGTGTGGAAGTATCAAACAGTTTAACTCATAGCAAGATTAGGAAATTGAACATTACCAATAACAGTATCAAGGGATTGAAAGTTAAACCATTATAATGGTTTGATTTTGATGTTCTTTAATTGGGAACCTCCGTTGGAAGTCAGTATAGATAGTGTTGTTAATGTTTGATTTGATGTTTTAGTGGTTGTTCCATTAGTTAAGGTGGCTACACCATTACTATAAGTCATACTGTAATTATAATCGGTGTAAGTGCTTGAAATTGAATTGAAAGTTGTTCCGAAAAAGGATACATCTCTTGATGTACTTGCACCTTTCCCAACCCAGTCACCACTACTACTGTTAAATCTAACATAAGCAATAGATGGGTCAGTTGTTGGGGTAGTAGAATATATAGTGAAATCCAATTCAAAACTGGACGGCAAAGTATAATTTACGATAGTGTTCCCTTGAATTGAGAGTGTTTCCCAATATCTGATACAATCTTCAATACTGTATGTTTCTTGTAGTATCATGATTTTATACAAACAAAATAAAACACTTTTATAATAAAAATGGAGCGTGATTAAAATATGGCTAAGCGTTTAATCGGGACAGGTACCACCGACTCTAACGGTACCGCAACAATCCAGTACACTGGAACCGGAGCAGGGAAAATAGATATAGTAGCAGAGTATACGGACGGAGAAAGTATAATTCAATCAGAAACCTACGAAACTATTGATGGAATATTTCTTGACAGAGCAGTATCAGGTCAGAAGAATACTGACTGGACTAACCCATCAAGCAACATTCAAGAAGTAACTGATGATAATGGAACATTATTAACCAATAGTAATACATCTGCAATGCATTATTGGGCTAATAACTATACACAATTCAATACTGGCTTTGCAGTAGAATTTGACTTGCACAGTTACTCTGATAGTGCAACAGTAGGTGTAAGATTGTTAGGAACATCAAGTCATATATTATACTTTAAATCAATTAACTGTCCTCAATCTTGTCATTTAAAGATAATATGTGATGGAACATCTGTCAAATATCAAATAGATAATGGGGATATTGTCAATTGGTTAACAACAGATAATAGTAATTTCTATGTTGGATTTAGGTTTAATGGGCAGTATTCAATCAAATACAGTAACTTTGTAGTGTATCCTATCTAAATTTCTTGTATTTTCAGATTGCTAAATGTAATGCTACCCGTTCTGTATATTTGGAAAAAGAAACCTCCATTTCCAGTAATGGTTAATGGTGAACCTCTTACAACATTATCAAGATATATTTGATAAGTGTTTCCAGTAGTAATGAGTTTTAAATGCCCATTACCACTTAAACCACTACTAAATAAGTTGTGGAGGTTGTAACCATTTGTTCCCATTCCGATTCCAACTGCACTACTGGTGCTATCTCTTTCAAAAATGAAATCAAACTCAATTTGATATGATTTAGTGGAGTCAAACCAATTTCTTGTTGCACCTATAATTGTGTTACAATACTTTGTACCACTATCGGCAGTATATGAGAGTTTAGTTCCATTAGAAACGATTTCACGATTAACTGATACATTTGCATAATTGGTATTCCATTTAGCATCAGATGTTGCTTCATCATAAAACAGTAAATCTGAAAGTTCGTATGTTTCTGATTGGAACATACGCTAAAATTTATTTTTCATTTACTATTCCATTTTTCATTTTTTTCTGAATAGATCCATAAAACCCTAAAAAAAAAATATTTGTGAGGTGAAAAATGCCAAGTCAAACCAAATACCCCCAAACAATCACACAAGTCACCGCAGACAGTACATACGCTGGTTGGTCTAATACAAACAACCTGAAAGACGGCACAGGGAATTATGCTAGTACTGGTCTCCTAACAAGTGTGAAAGGAAAACACCCAAAAATAAAAAAACTACAATTAACCAACTTCGGTTTCACTTTACCTGAGGGAGCGGAAGTCACCAGTATTGTAGTGAACATGTCCTATCGTAAGAGAGCAAAAACAGGTACAAAATATCCCTCTGTCGGAGCTCCAAATATCCTGCTGAAAAATACTGCATTAGTAGAACCTTACCGTTCCACATCAGGACCAATAGGAGCAAGTTCATTCCCAACCAGTTCATGGAAGAGAGACTGGGACGGTACATACACCGAAGAAGTAATTGTTCCTGGAACTACAACTGTAACTAATGGAATAATCACTACTAAGGAAGTTAAAACAAAAACCATAACACGGGAATATGATTTACCATCACGGGCAACTGTTAATAACTCCAGTTTCGGTGTGGAATTCCAATTCCCAAAGAATACAAGTGAGAATGAAGGGTATATTGACTTTAGAATCTGCTCAATAACAGTTAATTATATCATACCAAGTTATGGTTTGTCTTTGATTAGATTATCCGATGAGGAAATCGTTAAGGATAAATCCTTAATGTTAAGAATGACATTGCATAATAAGGATTTAGCCAATTACCGACCAACATTGCAATTGTCAACACCATCAGATATGGAATTGTCGCTTAAAACAATCACATTCGGAGGTTCATTCACTAAAATCGAAGATGGTTTATACGAATGGAAACCGGAAATCAACAAAGACATTGGAACTTTACCAGTAGATATAGAAGTCATACCCCATACAAGTGGGAATAATGTTCTACGGTTAGTTGAATTACTAACTGCAACTGCTGCAAGTATAACATTAGATGTTCAATCTCAATCAACTAATATTCCTGATGAAGAAATACCAGTAGAACAAGCATTATATGCCATACAAGGTGAAGCATTCACCATTCCAGTGAAAGTACCAGTTGGTTTATTGGAAACTGTTGAAGAGGTTTACTTACATACTGATACAGATATAACAATTGAAGGCACCACCGTACCAGCAGGCAGTTACTACACCATACCAGTATCTGCTTTCAATGAGAACGGTGAAGTATACTTATCCGCTACAACAAGTGCAACAGGTACAATCAATCTTGCGGTTGATTTCACTACTACTGCACCGGACACACCAACATTCATATTGAAAGTAGCTCCTGAGGGAATAGGAATACCAAAAATGGCGATCTATCCAGTTAATGTTGAAGAGTCAGGAAGATTTGGACATGGTTACAATTATGAAATCTCATCATATCTTGAAATTGTCTGCGACCCACAAGTTGTATCATATTTCGAAGATTTCTATCGTAATTTCCGCCTCGGAGTAGTGAACAGTACACATTCAACCAACAGAGAAGACATCTTTAAAGCATGTAGGAATTGGAGTGCGGGATTATCTTCCCTTAATGAATTCGAAAGAAAATCAATAGAATTCACTTACAACGAAGATTATCCATTATACATTATTGTCACAGGTAACTTTGAAACTGAATACGGGGCATTATTTACTGTGAACTTCACTGATTTTGAAGTGATGGAAGATGACAGAACCGACACACCAAACCAAGTAGTATTTCCGGAGCCTATTCGTGATGTTTTAACTCCTGATGACAGTTACAGTGCAATATTAAGCATACCAAGATATCTCACTTCAAATAGTCTGATATTCTATGACTTCACATTACCTGATGCATTTGAAAACAGACAAAACCTCGCTATAAGAGGCATTGGTGTGAAAGTCAATGCAAAGGTACAGGAACCAGTAATGCTATCTGCAAAACTAACTGGAAACGGTCAAACCGGAGAAAGAACAAGCATCATAACCAGTTTAAATGACACATGGCTACTCGGTGGAACTGCTGACAGATGGGGATTCACCATAACCGACCTAAGAAACATCAACACCTACAATATCGAAATCGCATTCAGTAACATCTCAACTGAAACCGATGACGAAGTAGAAGTCGACATAGAAGACATAGAACTCATAATCTACTATACCTTCTACGAAAACAGCCTAGTAGAAGCATATGTTGATGGTGAGAACTTATCCAGTTACAATATCTTCCTTGAAGATGTGGAAATCCCAGCCGGTCTCGAAACCGATACCAAATATCTTACCGTTGATGGAACCGATACCAACGATGGATACAGACAAAATATCCGTGAAAAAGAAATCACATTAGAATTCAGTATCAGTGAATGTACCTTTGACGAAGCAACACGAACACTAGAAGACATAACAGAACTATTAGTCAACGAAAGAGATTCCTTGAATAATCCAATAGAAAAAAGGATAGAATTCAGCCACTATCCCAACTTATACTGGGAGTACATCATGGAAAAAGCAATCGATGTCAGTAATAATGCAGGAACCTACACCTGCAAAGTAAAACTAACCGTACCATCAGGTACAGCCTACACCACCGAAGAAATCAGCACAGGAAAAGCTGGAACTGTTCAAGGATTGGCAAAAATCAACCCAGTCATACGCTTAACACCATTAGATGAACACATCGAAATAGAAGAAACCGAATCAGGACAAAAATTCATGATGGGCTACAACACATGGACATCATCAGACATCGTGGAAATAGACTGCAACGAAAGAACAGTAACACTCGAACAAGACGAAGAAGAAATCGACATCACAGCATACACCGACTACAACAGTAACTGGTTTAAACTTCATAAGAACTTCTTATTCGAAGAAACTAATTGTCTGATTCAAAGTGTGACCTGGACAGAAAGGAGATGATCCATAGATGAATGTTATAGTTTTAGATTATGAGGAAAATTTCCTAACTTTCCTTGACCCTGAATTATTAGACATTACGGAGACCACCGAAATCGGTGGTTTACCAAGTCTAAGTGTTGAATACATTATGAGTGATGATGAAGAAGTGAAACGATTATTCAAATTAGGAAACAAGATTTGGATATCCAATCACCCATCATTAGATGACAGATTATATGTGATTAACACTAAGGTGAAAAGGGATTATTTCAAAGAGAATAATGTTGTCTTTGATGTGGAAGATGTCCTTGTGGAGTTGAATTATGCTCCGATATTCAGCCAAACAGATTTAACCAGTAAGAATGGTTTCACTTTAAGCACCAGTAATGGTGAGCAGAATGTTCTCGTTGATTATAAGGCTTTGAAGTTTTGGTTTGGTGATTTCTTCAATATTGGTATTGTTCAGGATTGTCTGAACACTACCATACAGAAGATTAGCCCTACTGGTACAATGACAAAAATGGAGTTGCTCCGTTTTATTGAGGAGCATACCGGTAATGTTTTCATGACAAGATACGAAAAAGACCAAAACGATAACACTATCCATCGTTACTTAGATTACTTGAATCCTAACGGTAATGATAGTAATTTCAGTGTTAGTTTTGAGTATAAACCTACTCGTTTGGAAAGTGAAACTGCTGAATTAGATGATGGGGACGTTGTTATTCCTGCACCGGACATACCCCATAATGTCAATGACCTACAACTATCAGTAAAAGACATTAACGGTGAAGTAATCAACAACTTACAATGGACGGGTACTGAATTAAACATTGACAATTCCGCACCAGTGGTGGTTGTTAGTTTAAAGTACACTAAACCATCATTACAGATAACAGTAAACAACCGTACATTCAACAGTAGTAAAGCTGAAGGAATTGAAGACCAAGAAACCTACGTCGACACTAATGAGTTAATCAGTAATGTTGGTGGTTTACATTCCAATACGGAAACCTATGTTGACAATCCAATCAACACCAATGCACCAGACACAATACTGCCGAACCATACAGTATTTGAATTCCGTGATGTCCGCACCAATACAATATTTTTCCGCCACGAACTAAACCCTATGCTCGGTGATGTCCACACCGAAGTATTGGACTTAGCATATAATACTGAAAATATCACCTATGAGATAGATGAATCAGATACATATAATGCAATCGCACCAATACTCTCACTAGACCAATCCGGAGGTGCCACCAATGGACTATCTTACAATGACCTAACCAAAATAATCAACCGTTGGAAGAATTTAGAGATAAATCAAGGTGACACCGTACCAATGATAGTACAAAAACTAACCAGTACAGAAGCACCAACAACAACATACCTCAACCAATCCACACCAGCAGGAAACTACTACATCAGACCACTCAAACCACAAGACAACATACAATCCGGAAGCGATGGCAGTACCTATGAATACTGGCGTGGAACAGCATACTGGTCAGCACCATTCACAAAAAACAAAGGTGAAATGTACATCAAAATAGATGAAGAAACCGGAGCAGAATACAAAGAAATCCGAACAAGACAAGACCTACAAAATCCATATGGTGCAGGATACCTGCCAAAAATAGGTCAAGTTTCCACCAGTGATGAAGATCCATACGCAATCTACAATGATGTAGCTATGAAACTGAAAGACAAACGCTACCCATCAGTAGAGATTGAAGTTGATGTGGCCAATTACAGAAACGGAAACTACAACAATTACGGATTGTATGATAAGGTCTATGTAAGGATTCCTGGTTTTGAACAGTTGGTTACTGCCGTGGTGAAAAAGACCATTAAATCCTATCATGACATCGGTGAGAACAAGGTTGAATTAACTAATTTCACAGTTAACACAAGAGTTATCACAAGGGAAACTGGTTTGTTCGGTGATAATTTAAGCTTCAAATATCCTAACAAAGGAAACTTAACAGTAACATTACAGGATTTAACAAGTGAAGATGTAGGTTTGGCGAATAAGATAGTTACATTAACATTGTATACTGTTGATTCTGCGAATGGAACCAACACATTCAAGAAAGCATACAACAAAAAAACCAACAGTAACGGTACTGTTAAGTTACCGTTGAAATTAAACCCTGGAACTTATAGTGTTGAAGCTAACTTCGGTGGGGATATTGAATACAGCCCCTGCACTGCTACTTATGAGGTGCATGTGTCAGGTAAAATCACCAAACCTAAAACCACTAAGAAGAAAACCAACAAGTCCAAGACTACTAAGAAGTATAAGACCACTAAAAGGTATTGGAGTAAGTATGGTGAGTCTCCGGATAAGAAATATGTTCTCGGAATTGGTAGACCATCTTCCGCCGGTGAAGTGGAGAAATACAAATATATTTTCTGGGAATCTCAATACGAAAACTACTGTCCGAAATGTCATAAAAAAGGAACTTTGTTCTGGGATATCTTTTATGCTGGAAACGAAACCAGTGATTATGGTCATGTCCGTAAAACCGGAAACGGTGAAGGCGGAAGTGCGGAAGGGCATATCTTTTGCAGTAACGGTAGATGTGATGGTGATTGGAGTATCTTCGGAAAAGAACACGGATACACCAACACCAGATTAAAAAGAAAAGGAAAACTCAAAAAATCCAGTAAAAAAAGAGCATACACACTACGAAACGGTAAAATGCTATACGATACTGTTAAAACAGAAATCCAATCCAAGAAAAACAAGAAAAAATCCACATCACACCACACACTAACCAGTGTCAACAAGAAAGTCAAAGAACAAGCATTGAAAATCGCAACCACCGATAATGACTACAAAAATGCAAAATTAATCGCTAAATGGTGTGGAACAAAAATACACTATGGATACGATGTAGGATTCACAAAATCCCCAATCAGCGTATTAAACAGTAGAAGCGGTAACTGTTGCAGTCAAACAGAATTCATGATGCAAATGATGGACGCAGCCGGAGTAACAGAAACCTATGACTTATACTATGTATTCGTATGCTGCAACCCAGCACGTGGTGTTGGTCATGTATTCTGTAAAATGAAAAACAAGGAAACCGGTGCTCAATGGTATGTGGACCCTTGCAAAGCGGATCCATGGGGTCATTATGTTACTGGTTGGGGTAGTCCACCAGGAAGAAGACAAACCAAATACCCAAGCAAACCATTCTAAGGGAGCAAAGTAATGAAGAAAGGAGATTGTGGGATATATTATATCCAAAACAAAATAACAAACCAATTATACATTGGACAATCTAAAACCTTACGATTCAGAAAAAACAGACATTTTTCCAAATTACGAAACAACAAACACTATAATGAACATTTACAACACAGTTTCAACAAATATGGTGAAGAAAACTTCGATTACGGAATTATCCAATATTGTTCTGAATCGGAATTAGATGAACTGGAAATCGCTTACATAAACCTATTCAATGTAAAAAGACATGGATTCAATATGTGCGATGGAGGTCATAGTGGGGGTTGGAAAAAAGAATATGCACACATCAATCTTTCAAGCTTTAACAGACATGGCGAAAGAATGTTTAAACTAACTTATAACAACCAAGTAATCCGAAGCAACGATAAATCCTTTTTAGAATATTTATTGCAAAAATATTTTGACAAACAAGGATATCTCAAACCAGATTATTGTTTTGAAGATGTTAAAAATGAATCGAAACAAAGAATGGTAACTAATAAAATCGATAATGCTCGGATTGTTAAAAGAGGAAAGTCAAATGGTAGAATAAATTATTCCCTAAAATATGATGGGAAAACTATTAAAAACAGCGTTTATAAAGAGTTTTTAGAGTTTTTAATTTCTACCTTTTTTGACAAAAATAAAATTCTTAAAAAGGGCATTAGTATTGAAGATGTTAAACATGTAAGGTGGAATGATGTTAGAAAAGGATTTGAAAGCGGAAGTGCATAATTCTTGTCCTAATAGGTATCATTGTATTAAAGATGAGAGTAAATGTTGTTATTTACTCTCTAACCATCAATGCTATCTTGATAGCAAGTATAGTGAGGATTTCGTATGAATTTGGATAATCGTAGACTCAAAGAAATACAGGCGGAGAAAATAGTTTGGAGTCAACAGTTAGATAAATGTACTACTATTTCTGATTGTTTGGCGTTCCAGGGTAAAATCGACATACTTGAAAAAGAAGAAAAAGAAATACTCAGGAGATGTGATGTAGATGTCTAATTATGTGTATACTTATGCGACAATAGTGAGTAAGGCGAAAGCCATAAAGAAGAATGTGGAAACTAAATATAAGTTATCCGAAACTTCGAAATGGGCATATTATATTGCAAAGGCAATACTAACTCCAAAAAAGGACATAAAGAAGATTGAATTAGCAACTGCTAAAAACAGCAATGGTGACAACTTTGGTAGGCAGATATACAAATCAGACTATTTGGATATGGCTAAAAGGTTCGTAGCCTACACTGAAAAACACCATCAATTACCAAGCAACATACATGTTAAGGATATGAAGATGAGAGTATCTGATTATACCTACATGTTCAGCCGAATACTAGTCTACTACCACAACCACGGACAGTTACCAAAATATGCCAATGTCAATTCAAAGGCATTTATAAAACCAACAGAATACCCAAACAAAGTCTACGGACTATGGGTCAAACACATCGGAACAAAACCAAAATACCTCGACGATGTATGCGACTACATAATGAAACACTTCACATACCAATTTTATTATGATGACCAAAAGTCCAATGAAGAAGTCCTAAAAACCAAAGCAGGAAACTGCACAGACCTATTGCAGTTACTAACCAACATGGCTGATGCAATGGATTATGATTGGGAAGTAATACATACCCAATGCAGACAATCTAGAGTAGGTCATGTTTACGGTAGATTCAAAAAGAAAGGAACATCAAACTGGTTTACAAGAGACATCGCATGCATAGCAGATGAAAGCCGTTATTGTGTATGGTGTGAAGTCCCTAACGGTGGAAACCTCCTTGCAAAAAATCCAAGCTGGTTCCTTAATAACAGAAACAGGTGAATAATTATGGAGAAAGTAGAATTAAAATGTTTATTGGAGACAAGACTACGAAACCTAAAAAGGCGTAACGCTAAAATAGCACAACACGCCGAACTCACAGACCAATACCTTGAAAACCAAACCGAAATCCAAGATATTGAAGCTCAATTATCTGCTTTACAATGATAAGGACCTAAAAACCATCAATGGAGTAACAGAGAATGCGAAACCTTGATGTAAAACTACACTTTTATATTTAATTAATTTTTCCTACGTTTTTAATTATTAAAAATGAAGTTTAATTTTTTAGATCCTTTGAGTAAATAGGTAATTCATTCAGACCAGGGACCATATGTTCCTGGTCTATTTTTTTTATACTTTAACCAGTACAACATCTACTTTTAAAAAGAATAATATCCAAGTATAATATAGGGCATACGAGGTAATTGAAAGTGGAAGTTATTCCATCTGATTTATTCACGGTACACGATGAAATAACATCTACAATTACTCATCAAATGCTCTAACATAAATGACTGATAATAGATTAAAGAGATGATATATTTATGACTGTACTGGAACAATTTTTCAAGGAACGGAACAGTAGCAAATCCACCATGACAACCTACACCAGAAGCTGCCGATATTATGAAAAGCATACTGGACACAGTATACAGGAATGTTTGGATATTGCTGATGATGAAGAATACAATAATTTACGATGGAAGAATACACGGACAAGAGAATGGATACTATCATATCGTGAATGGTTATACAGTGAGTATAATGTGTCTACTGCTCAGTTATACTTAACTGCGATTATTACCATTTACCGTCATTTTGAGATTACTATTCCACCGTTGCCGTATTATAGTACTAAGCATGCAAGGCGGTCTGCTCCGATTAATTATAGTGATTTACCTGACCGTGAGATATTGTCTGAATGTTTGCAGATAGGGTCTCCATTAGTAAGAAGTCTGATTTTATTCATGAGTTCATCTGGTATGAGCCGTATTGATGTATTAAATCTCACTATTGACGATTGGTTAAATGCAACAAGTGAATATCACAATCACCCAGAGTCAGTGAAGTATGCAATCCGTGACATGCAGGACCAGGATATTATACCAACATTTCATTTGACAAGACAGAAGACAGGTCAAGAGTATTTCACATTTTGTAGTCATGAAGCAGTTAAATGTATAAACTCATACCTATTAACACGGACAGAAATATTACACCGTAACCTACCTTTGTTTAAAATAAATCCACGATATATTAATATGGTATTTGAAAGGTTAAATGGTTATTTCCAGTTAGGGAAAGTTGGTAATTATAATAGACTCAGACCACACATGCTGCGGAAATATCATGCAAGCCAACTCGCAGAAGCAGGTATGAGTACAGACCACATCAACTTACTACAAGGACGGAAAGTTCCTGGTGTAGCACATGAAAGTTATATTAGGATTAAACCAGAAACATTAAAACAGGAATACATACAAGCATTACCTTATTTGGTGATTGAAGATGTGAACAAATACAAATCCGAAGTCGAAGTACTACGTGATGAAAACGAAACCTACAAATCTAACCTGGACAAGTTATGGTCTGAGTTGAATGATGTTAAAGCAAGGCAGGATTTATGGTCTCAGATGAAAAGTGAGTCTGATGATCATAAGCCTTGACTCTTATTTTTTTTATAATATAGTGTAACCTATTTTTTACCAATACTCTTCAAATGCTCTCTTGGTAATGTTTATAAGTGAAACATACAACAAAAAAATCTATTGTAAAACAAAGTTTAATATAACACAAAAAATAGAAATAGTAACTAGTATGTAATCTCCAAAAGAAGTGATTGGTCTTAGGTGCTGCAACACCTCGCAATCACAAAATCTTCAGGAGTTGCTACTAAAAAACAAGTTACCAGTCAAGGATAAAATGAATTCAAGTAACAATAATAATTATGTATCAAAATGCTATTTAAATGTTTTTACAATAGTCCTAGCCGAAATAGGAAGTTATTAGGTTAGTTTGAGTAAGGTAAATGGCTGATAATGATTATTAAAAAAATTAAAAAAATATCTCCCTTTACTTGTTTTCATTTACGTAATCTGTAATTATTTCATTTAGTAATTGGGTTAAGCTTTTTTCTTGCCTTACTGCTAAAACTTTTAATTCGATTTTCAATTCCTTTTCGATTTGGAACGTTAATGTTTCTTTCATTGGTGTTTCAACTCCTTGTTTTTTTACTTACTAATATATTTATAATAAGTAGTATATTAATTGTTGTAAATACTAAAATTAGTAGTATACTAAAATTAGTAACATTTATATAGTACAGAGTACTATATTAACATGAAGACAGTTGAAATCTGCTGCAACAGATGACAACAAATCTTCATTAATTAACCAGTCAAGGTGAAAGAGAATGATAGAAAACAGAGATTTAAAACTTGATGAAATCCTCGAAGAGTTACAAACTCTAAGAGATGAAAACTACTTTTTAAAAAGACAAAACAACGCTTTAAAACTACGTTGTAGTAAATACAGTCTCGAAATCCGTGACCTTGAAAGTGAAATTGCTGACATGAGATTCACCAGGAAATATCTCACTTCCGAAGAAGCAGGCAGACAACTTGCAAGAGAACTAACAGGGAGGGTTTAAATGAACTCCACTAAACTTTTTTTAGAAGAAACCTACACTATCGACGGAGTAACATTAACAGGTGAAGAAATCCGTGACGCAGTAATTGACGCTGCATTACTCAAAGGTAAACTATCCCAAATGTTAGGTGATGACTTATGAGTTTCAACTACAGATTCGAACCACCAGTATTCGACGATGACGATCTTTATTTCGAATGTCCTTACAACCATCAATGCGATGGCTGTGAGTATGACTGCGAAGATGATGGTGATGACTTATGATTAATCAAGTAATGGCATTGCACAGAAACCTTGAGAAAGGCGAATGTGTCAAAGCATTTACAACAGTACGTGAAGTAGAGTTCATACTCGACAAAACCGACATCATAACCGAAGTCGGTGACAACAAGTTACTCGTATTATCTGCAACTGGCAGAAACTGTGTACTCAACTGCGACTATGTGGTCGCAGCAGTAGTAAGAGACAAGGAGTGGATATAAATGGCTGCAGACTTACACAAGAAAACTGATGTTTCTCCTGTAATAATCTGGATAGATGCTCATGCATCTATCCTATTCCTACTCGCAATAATCGTATTAATCGCATTAATCATTGCATTGATTGTGGCATTAGGAGTGGTATTCGGAGCTTCAACAGGCACAGAAGCCAACGTATACTACTACCAACTGGAGAGCATCATATAACGGTCATTTACATATGACAAGAGGGTAAGGAATAGAGGCGTATTTTCTACTATCCTAAAAATTTTCAATTAATCATTTCAAACGTTTCATTGCAATATAATTTGACCTTTTATATTAAACCCTCATTCCTTATCCTTATCCCTTTACATTATCGGAGGTAATTCTTATGAAATTTATAATATCAAGCTTAAGTCCAGCAATGTTCCAAGACAAAGACTTCGACTTAAAGTTTCACACTTTAACCGAAGACGAATTCCAAGCATTAGCATTAGATGGATTCAGCCACATTGGACATGAAGACATAAGCAAACTAACTGGATTCGCTTATAATAAAGACCCAGTACATGCACGTATTGGTGATGTTTTATTATTAGCACAAATGTACCGTGGAGCATTAAGATTTCATTGCATACAAGTAATGGAGTCAGATGCACCATTATTAAGAGAAGAAGATTTATTCGCAGAAATAGGAGAGTTTTAGAGATGGCATTAAAAACAAAAACAGCACCTACTGGTGAACTCGTATTCAAAACCCGTGGTGTAGATGAAAAGAAAAAAGTTCTCATATACGGGAACGATGGAACTGGAAAATCCACTTTCGCAGAAACATACTGCAGAAACAACGGATTAAACCCAGTTGTTATAGATGTAGATGACACAAACTACACAAGTTTACCAATAGTTCAAGTAGATTTATCAACCGATGTAAATGCATACAGAATGGTCAAAGATGTAATCCTTAAAATAAAGCAAACTGATGAATTTGACACCATCATATTGGACGGTGTAACTTCCTACCTTGAAATGTTAGTCAGTAAAGCAAATGGATTGAAAAAATTCAGTGATCGTGCCGAAAGGTTCCAAGACATACTAAGGTTACTCCAATCCACTGGCAAACATTTAATCTTCATAGGTCAAGCCGACATGGAAGTAATCTACACAGAGGAACATCAATCCAATAAAATGGTTATCAAGATAAATTCCATCGTCAATGAGAAATACTACTGCTACATTGACGAAAAAGGAAAATACCAAACCAAGACCGTAAAATACAGAGCAGTAAAAACTGAATAAAAGGAGTTAATATTATGGCATTAAAATCTAAAGCAAATGTACCACAAGATGCAGTGGAAACCGTAACTGACGAACCAGTAAACCAACAAATCAGCTTTGACGATTTAGACTTTGAAGCGGAATTTGTAGATGAAGAAGATTTACAAACTAAAAAATACTACACTATCAGTGGCAAAGAATCATGGTATGAACCAGAATGGGAAAAAATGAAAGCATCAGAATTAGATGTCGGAGATGAATTTGAAGGTAGACCTGAAATAAACATCTTTGAGAACAAAGACAAATCTTACGATGCACTCCGTTTAAGAGTAATGGACGATGGTGAAATCCTTGATTTATACTTAAACTATCCTAAAAAAGATTTCCCATATGTAAAAGGAATCAATAAAGAATTTGATTTCTACAGAACCTGCTTTGACTTCATCTTCAGCATTCTCAAATGGAGAGATGAACGCAACGTAGTTGATTCTGACGGTGAAGAAATTAACAGATTCAAACAAGTAAATCTTGAAACCTTTGCAAAATTCGTAGACCAACACGAAAGAGTTGGAGTAAGAATTACCGAAGGTAAAGAAGATTCAGAGTACAACAGTTGGGAAATTTACAAATTGGAATAGGTCCTGATTGGATCTATCCATTTAATTTTTTTTAGGAGAAAAAATGCACCCATATATTTTAATTGATGAACATGAATTTAACACCTTAGGAAGTTTCGGGTATGTATTTAAAAAATTCATAGATACACATCAGAAACAGAAAAAAGATGGATTCGAAATCACTTTAAAAGGAGACCACTATCTTTTGTTTGGAGGGGTGTTAGTCACTAATCTTAATAATATTGGGGATATTATTTATGGGAATACTGTAATTGAAATTAAAAATGAAAGTTACTCCAAGGATTATACTATCTCAATGCAAAGTGGACATTTAGATAAACAAATGGACGATTTATTCGAGAGAGAATCATTCGACGGTTATCCTTTAAAACACAAGTACCTATATGTATTAGGGGACATCGCTGAAAACGATTTTTATTTCACAAAACTACAAGCCAAACACATTATCGGGAGAAGTTTTAGCAACGCAGAAAAGTTAATCTATTCTATGTTGTATTCTTTTTATTATAACAATTCTGGAATAACTCCTCATATTGCTTTTGAAGTTCCACGATATAGACCGGCATGGAGTTTTTTAAAAAATGTTCCAGGGATAGGTAGGAAAAAATCAGAAGCAATTATCAAAGAGTTATATTATGTTAATACTTTAGAAGATTTAATGAATCTAACTGTTAAAGAATTGACATCAGTTAATGGTATTGGTAAAGCAACTGCAAACACCATTTTAAATTATATCCATAATAAAAAGCCATTCGGATATGAAAGTTTGTTAGAAGAATTGTCTAATGAGAAAATTCGTAATAATGTATGGAGTACCTTAAAACAAGGAGGAAAGATATGACTTCAGTTACTTTTGATGATTTCTGCGAAAACATTCCAGACCTAAAAGAAAACATTCAAAACGGAACAATAAAAGTCATTCCTTTAAAGAATGGAAAAAAAGCTCCAAGAGATAACGGTTGGTCTAAAAAAGAATACACCTTAACAGAGATTGAAAACTCAAATACTAATCTCGGAATAATGCCAGGATACAACCATCAAGACAGTAGCCTTGCAATCATCGATATTGACGGTTACACTATGAATGGGGTTAATGCTGAAGAAAAAGCATACTACAAAGAAGCAACTCAAAAATTCTTATTCGAATGTTTGAAAGATATTCCTGGAGCAATGATTGTCCGTACTCAGTCTGGAGGATTTCATATTTACTTATGGAATCGTACTGTCAATGAACACATTCACGAAACATCTAATAACTTACATTTCCCAATGGATTTTTATATTGAGGAACTTCGTGGGAAAAGTCTCAAACACAGTATTGAAATATTCACTAAAGGTGGCAGTAAACAATGTTTGTTGCCAGGTTGTATTGTTTATAATGAAGCAACTGGTAAGGAAAATGATTACATTATTTTAAGTGAAATAAATTCCTTGAACAATATAGCTACAGTAGACAATATCCATCAAACTGTCATAGACACATTAACCAGTAAAGGTTTCACATACCATGAAACCACAACAAACGATAAACCAACAAATGACAATGCAGACTACACAACCGATTTAAAAACATTAACCAAAAAGGAAATCGAACAAGTCGCAGAACTAGTCAGCCCAGTCATTGAAAAAATAGACGGGCAAAAACATACAGGAACATTATATCTCGGAGGATACTTCAGCAGAAACATAACTGCAAGCAGCACCAACAAGATAGCAAACCACATCATAAGGAAAATAGGACACTTATTCGACAATACAACAGAATTTAAAAAGACACTCCTTAAAAACTACAACAAAACAGATGACTACAAAGGAGGTCTTCCGAAATTCTGTAAAATAGTTGAAAGCATAGATCCAACTTTCAACACATCTAAATTTATTTTCCAAATGAATAAAATTTGCCGTCTAAAGTTTGTACATTCAATACTAACTAAAAAATATTCTAATAATAAAAAGAAGTATCTTGACATTGACTACACCAATAATAAGATTTCAACTCATATCTGGAACCGTGTTGAAGTTAAAAACGAAAATGGAACTTCAGAAACAAGAATATTCCACACAGACACTTATGACTTAGTGAATATGAGTCCTGTAGATGTTTACGAAACATACAATATCCTTGATAAAAATGCAAGTCCTAAATTATGCTTTAGTTTCTATCGTAAAGGAATGCCATCTAAACAAACTATTGAAGGAGATGACATTCAAATCATAGAAAAACAATTAGAACGTAGACCTGGAATTGTATTGAAACCAAGAGAATACAAAGGTATTGTGAATGAAATCATTAATGAATATATTAAACTTGACCAAATCCACACTATCGAAGAAATACCAGTTCCAGGAATATTCTGCAATCCATTAAATGGGCAACTTGCAAGAGCAGATGAAAATAAAAGTATTCCTATTGAACTGCCAAGTCCTGATAGTGTAAGTCAAGCAATCGGTATTTGGGAGGATTTGGAAACCGTTTATCCTGGTGACCATAGTAAACTTGCACATATACTTCGTTGGGGTTTACTCTCACCTTTCAGTTACATTTTAAAAACAAGATTTGTTTGGCTGCCAATGCTGTTCCTTTATGGTGCAAGCCGTACTAGTAAAACCACTTTAGCTGAAATTTCATTAAGTCCTTACAGTAGGATTACTAATGAAATTAGTATTGGTGGAGGTGCATTCAATACTGATTATCGTATTGGTCATGCATTGTCCAGGCAGGGTATCGGTACGATCATCAACGAACCATCTGCAACAATTAACAATGATGCATTTTGTGACTTGTTGAAAAGGTGTGTTGAGTCTGGAATAAGCCGTGAAAAGAATGAGAATGGAATGCATATTAAAATTCCATGTTACTCGAATATGTGTTTCACCAGTAACAGTTTCTTACCTACTAATGATGCTTTTGTTCGTAGGGCGGATTATTTGGAGTTCACTAAAAACGAAAGATTATCTGATGATGATATTGAATTGTTTAATAAGACTTTCAAACATCAGAATTGGAATAATACTCGTTTCCTTGAATTGAAACCTATTGGGGATTATATGGCTTATTATGTAAGTCAAGATGTGGAAGTTTTAGGAAATAATCATACCGATGTAGTATTTGGAATGATTGAATCATTATTCCAATATGTTGGTGAGAAACCATTCGCATGGTTATTCACTATTCCTGAATTAATGGAGATTGGAGCTTCAGATAATGAAGTGTTAAGTGAGTTCCGTAGAATGATATTGAAAGACTACAGGGACTTGACTAAGAACAGTAGTAAATTATATGAAAGTGCTTTCCTGAATGAAGTGGAAGTTGATGATAATATGAATGTTATTCCTGTTGAGAATAATGGTGATTTTGCTAGGTTATTACGTGCTATGATTGGTGGTAATAATGTGGATTATTTACATTTCCAAAGGAGTAATGATTCGGAGTATGTTATTGTCAATACTGCTGTTAAGAATGCTTTGAAAGATTTCAATGGTAGTCAAATCACTTGTAAAGGTTTAGCCGATTATATGGGTAAAGAATACAAGACTGTTTACTATAAAGGGAATCGTATTAAAGGTTTTAGAATAGAGTTTGAAGATTTTATTATGTTCTTGAATGGAGGGTTTGGTAACTTAGGTAACTCGTAGTAACTTTTTTTAAGTTACCTCAAAAAATAGTTTAGAATGCTCCTTTTGAAAAATAGGGCTTTCTTATTATTATTATTTTTTTAGGTAACTAAGTAACTTATTATTATAAGTAGTATTATATGGAACTGGAAAATCGCAAATACGATTATTTGTGTATAAGGGAGTTCTCGTAGAAAAAAAGTTACAAAGTTACAACTACTAAACATTCAGAAACGAAGCATAATTGAAATGAAAACATTAACAAAACAAAGGAGAAAAATAAACAAAACTTAAAAAAATGTGTAACTAACTAAACAAAAAAAAGTTACCCTATAAAGTTACACATAAGTTACGAGGTGAAAAAGATGGAATTTACTTGTGCTGATTTCAGTAAGTTGAGTTTGAACCAGGTGTCTGATGTGCTCCTGGAGAGATTACATGAGGAAGGTACTGTTTGTAGTAAAGCTTTGTTGAAAGGTAAAGATCAACAAGGTAATGCGTATAATTTGATTGTTTTTTTAGAGGTGACTAATGATGAGTAATTTGAATGAATTTGACCTTGTTAGAATAAGCAACAATGACTTAGTGAATACATTAGCAAAGGACATTAACGAAGTGTTATGTGATAAAGTAGAAGCAAAAGAAGTTATGTTTTGGGTAGAATGCTCTTCATATGCAGATGAAGTAACTAAAATCACTTATGAAGATGTGACTGATAGTAATGGCGTTACTCGCCGTATGATTAATTTCCATTTCACTGGCATGGGAGAGTCTAATATTACTCATGATTTGATGGAATGGTCAAGATTAATGACTGAATTATCTAATAAAGAAATCCGATTGTTTGATTGTAAAGAAGCTTATCAAGCATTGTCTGAGAAGATTATTGCGGAAACTGATTTTAAGGAGTTGTATGGTAAGAATAATGCTGATGTCCGTAAGTCTCATGTTAAGAAGATGTTAGTTGATGAGTATAGTGAGATTAAATATTTGGAGTTTAGTATTGACTGGATTGGTCGCCGTATTAGTTTCCTCCGTGAGTTGGTGAAGACTAAACGTGTATTATTGGAGGTTAAACAGTGATGCAGATGAGTCTTGGTTTGGCGTGTAACTTATGTGGTGAGTGTGTAGATGTTTGTACTGGTAAGGCATTGAGTATCAATGGTGATGAGTTGTGCTTTGATGGCTCTACCTGTACTTACTGTGAGTCTTGTATGGA